TTCAGCTTCCTGAACATCATTTTGCGGTTGATTAACCTGTTTGTCCTCTGACATTTTTTTCTCCTATATTATTAAGTTGCCTTCTTTGTCATACCAATCTGGATTGACATAAGTCCATTGATGACGACAGTTATATCCTCCTCTAACAACAAGTGGGTCTCCTGATTTTTTTCCTGACCAAGATTGCCTTTGCCATAGTTGCCTGACCTCCTCAATAGTGAAGAGATTACTTTTTCTCTTCCTGTATCTTCCATTTAATACATCTCTACATATCTGTCTAGTGGTTGGAATTATATCTCCAAAATACTTGATAAATGTTAGACCTGCATCAAAAGACTTTTTTGCATTTACTTGTGCATCAAATTCACGGAGTCCATCATTTAATAATTGTGATGAGTATTTAAGCATATTATCTCCTGCTCTATCTCTTGCAAATTTTGACTGTAATGTGGCAACAGCTTTGTCAACTTCAGATTGCATAGACTTTTTGTTTTTATTAGCTTTGATAAAACTTACTAATTTTTGTGCTTCTCTATCATCTGACTTGCTATAGATTCCATTAATAGTTTGTCTTAATTCTTTTTCTAATTCTACAAACTCTCTTCCAACTAAAGTATTCTGATAAACTTTGTCAGCTAATCTTTTTGTAAAAGTATTTGATATGTCTTTAAATTGTGTAAATGTTTGTAGTTTTAAATTCCTGATTAGTTCTAAATCTCCTTTTGTAAGTTCTTGAAACTCAATAGGAATATTACCAATAGCTTTGAATGCTCTTTCAATTCTTTTTGCTTGTCTATTGAAACCTTTTTTTGTGACTGTGTTTGCCCATCCTAAAAATTCTGTTTGAAGAATTGTTCTTATCTTTGGTCTAATTGCTATTGCCGATTGTAGTTCAATAAGTTTTCCTGCTTGTGTTGGAAGTTCCCTTCCTGCAAGTTTGATTACATCATCTTCAATCTTATCTAAAGTTCTTTGCAAAGTTCTATAATATTCTTGCTCTGCTCTGTCTAAATTTTTGATTCGGTAAATAGTAAATTGTCTAACTTTATCTGCCATAAAATTGACTTATCAAAAAAGTGTCAAAAATGCAAAAAGTGTTTTTGTGTCGCATCTGGTTTTGAACCCCTGCAATTTTCATCCTTCTACTTTTCAACAAGTTCGTCAAAACTAAAAATTTTGCAAAAGTCAATTTGGTATAATGGGTAATAAAAAAAAAATGGGAGAAAAAATGATAACTTGTGAAACTGCTCAAATGTTAGAAGCAATAGCAGAAGAAAAGAAAATAGATGCTATTGGTTTTACAAAGCATGGTAAAAAAATTCTTGGAGATCAAGAACACATCTTCGTTGAGGGATTAGTTGATTGTGAGAAAACAATTTACAATGAACTATCTACAGAAGCCAAATTAGAAATTTGGAAATCTAAACATAACAAGAAAGGAGGTAATTAAAAATGGATAAATTTTGTAAAGCAGGGAATCCAACGATTGATTTAATTTGTCAAAAGTTTGGTATTGAAATTGAGTGTTGGATAAATGACATTTACGAGGTTTGGGTTTATAGAAAAAAGAATGCTGATTCTTTAGTGCATAATCCAATCTATAAAGGTAAATGTACTTATATATCTATAAAAAGAAAAGATAAAAAAGCAATCCACGATTGGAGACATTTTCAACAAATAAAAAATGAACTTGTTGGAAGTGAAGTAGAAGCTATTGAATTGTATCCGTCAGAATCAAGGCTTCACGATACAGTCAATCAATATCATTTGTTTTGTTTGCCAAAAGGAACTTCTTTTAAATTTGGTTGGCAACATAGAGATGTTGATTATACTCCAAGAGAAGGAGGATTTAACAAAGCAGGACAACGAGGTCTTGCCTAACTAAAAAAGGAGGAGATTAAACAGTCTCCTCCTCAACATCTTCTTCTTGAACTTCGTCTTGTGTGAATTGACCAACTTCTGATTGACCATCTATCTCTTCAAATGCTTGTGTTAGTTTTTCATCATCATCAATTACTGATCTAATTATTTCTTTATCAACTTCTTTATTGAAAGTTGGAGATTGTAAATTCATGGCTTTTGCCATTGAGAAGAATTGTAAGTCAACAGCATAATCTTTTATGTTAAACGAATCTGGATAACTTATCTCTCCATCAAATTCTGTATTTTGAAACATAGCATAACATCTAAAGATTTGTTCCTCTGCTATTTCTAAATTATCTGCCTTCTCTGATAATCTTGCATTTAATAGTTCAAATTCTGTTTGCAAAGCAATTCCAGATGAGACTTGTGTTTTAGTAGTTCTGATTGCTCCTGTATGTGCAATTCTATTTATGGCATCTACTTTGTGTTTGATTGAGTCCATAATAGAAGTTAGGTTTTGTCCTGAAGGTTGAAGTAGATATGGTTTTAAGTTTGGTTCTATTTCTTCTGGCATCTCAATAACTGCACCTGCACCTGCACTTGCATTAACACTTGGAGTTTTGACTAATGATGGATGGTTTGTTAATCTGATTAGTTGTTCAATTTCAGAATATTCGTTGTAAATAGCTTTTTGTAAATCCGCAATATCAGTTAGGTCAGATTGACCAATTCCTCTCTTGTGCGATTTAGAATTGTATAAAATAACTGCGGGTATTTTGCCAATCTGATTTATGGCAGTATCTATCACACGAGGCTCTTCATTATCTGGTTGATAGACAGTATCAATTCTATCCGGATACCACATTCTAAAATATGTACCGCCATCTTTGTCAACCTCTTCTCTTATTTTTAAATAATCCAAATAATATTTTCCATTTACTTCTCTTTTAAAATTCCAATCCAAAGCATTTTCTGGAGTGACGATTGAGATGTAAGGTCTTATATCTTGGTCAAGTTCATCTGCTCTTGTCCTTGTTTGAACAGTTGGTTTATCTAAAATTAAAAAACAATGTCCATATATTGAAGCATAGTTTTGTGCAGTCTTAATTACAGAATTAAAATTGTTTCCTTCTAGGTCAGCATCTCTTAAGAATGATTCTAAACTAGGTTCATCTGCCATTGAACCAAAATCTCTTGAAGGTTTTACTCTAAATAAAAAAGAAGAATAAATTTGAATGATGTTTTTACAATGATTATCGCATGGAGTATTTGCAAGTCTTTGATTGAACTCATTATCAAGTTCTAAATTATATCTATTGAGATATTGTCCTAGTGTGTAGTCATAACCTCCGTTGTAGCTTCTAATATAATACTCATAATTGTTTATGTTTTCTTTGTAATCTTTATGAGTATCTGTTGCCTGATCTTTGGTGTATGCCATAATTTCCTTCTTTTACATTCCATCTTTGAGGATTACTAATAGGACTCCTTATAGTTAAAGGTTTTACATAATCAACCAAATATCCTATTGCGTCATTCATGTGGTCAAAACCCTCTTCCTTATCAGGGATATTAGTATTTTCCTTATATACCTGTCGTTGTAATCCTTTTAATATAGTTTTACAAGAATTGCTAATAAAAATATGTCGTTGACCATTAGAATCTTTTAGTCTTGCATTAACATTATTAACTCTGTCTCTTATAGCAGTATGTTTAAATTTTGCTTTTACATTGAACCCTGCATTTTGCAAAATAGATAAATCTGTTTTACCTCCTGCTGATGTTTTTCTTTGACGACACGCAGGGTCAGGATAGATAATTATTGGAATTTTTGTTCCGTATCTATCTTTTATTTCTTCGCACATTTCGTCAGTATTTGAGCCATAAATAACAATTTCATCAACAAAATATATTTTATCTTTTTCTATATGAGCAACACAAGCACTCATTGGGTCAACATTCATATCTAAACCTATGTGTAAAGGTCTTGCAAAATCTATATCTTTTTTTACAACACTTTCTGATGGATGAAAGTTATAATACACCTGCCCTGCATAGTTCTCAAAACTTGCTTCAAACTCTTGCCTGAAGGTTCTAATATCTAAATCAGATCTAGCTTGATCTAATTCTTGTTTTGATACCATCCCTCCTTCTAAAGTTGTAAATTGATAAGATTGCCATTCCGGGTCATCATTTTGTCCTTTAAGATATAGTTCATAACTCCAATTTCCAAATCCTCTAGGTGTACCGCAAAATAAAACTCTGCCATTAGAATATTTATCTGAAATAGATGCTCTTAATACTTCTGTCCAAGTTCTTTTGTCTATGTCAGCAAATTCATCTAGTATTAAAAAGTTAATTCCTGAACCTCTTAAATTATCAAAGTTCTCTGCACCTTTTAATGATATTGTGCTGTTTGTTTTTCTTATTGTAATAGTAAGTGTAGTTTCATTTATATCTTCTATCCAATTATATTTAGATAGTAATTGTTTAAGATCACTCCAACAAATCTCTTTTGCCATCTTTAAAGTTGGTGCTACATACCAGATTGTTTGATTCGGTTGAGATGCTTGTTTCATCATTTCAACAATAGTAAGATAGGTTTTACCAAATCTTCTGCCTGATATTAAAACCCTAAATCTTTTATTGGATGAACAAACTTGATACTGCGGTTTTGTTAGATTGATTTTCATGGCATCCAAATTTTATATAGATGTTGTACTTATTAACATCTTCTCTGCCTAGTTCTACAATTTTATTATATGACTGATTGTAGCCATCAAGCATACATTCATAAGCATCAACATATTCTACTTCGGATTGAAAAGGTGGCAAGCAAGTTGTTTTTCCATCTATTACGGAACACATCAGAAAAGTTAAAATAAATTTCATTCAAAC